ATATTATACCATATCAACATAAGGAGTGCAATTACATGCGTATTGTGTTTGTATTACATAATATTACATTAGTTAAACAAGCTATCTAACTCATCAAAGTCTGTAATTTCCATCTCACTATTGATTGACTGCTCTAACTCAATCTCATCTTGATGGTCTGGATGATACTGTAATAGACCTTGGTTTAATTGACGATAGAAAAAGCTTTCTGGTGCGCCCTCTTGAATATCTGGAATAGGAAACTCTTTATCCCAATCTCCTTGTTCAGCTTTAACCATTGCATCAGCAGTATCGACTAACCATTCAGTAATATTATCTAATTCTTCTTGGTTAAAGTCAACAAAAATATATCCATTTTCAAGTTTGATATTATCTTGCACTTCTTTTGGAAGATACTTTAATGTATTCTCTTTAACTGATTTGCTCATTAACTCATTAATTTCTGGGTTCTCATATCCTAAATCAACTAAATAACCACGAATCTGTTTGTCTAACTTCTCTACTAATTGTCTACGCTCTACTAGTGATGGCTTAGACCATTTACCACTCTTTAGTTTGTAGTATCTTGTCACATACTTCATCATATCATATCCAACATGGATATTCTCTACTGGTACACCACTCATCTCATGTACCGCCTTAGCATAAATAAGTAACTGTTTAGATTTATCTAACAATCCCTTGCCAGAGAATCCAGATTTAGATGATGTCTTAAAGTCCAAGATATAAATATGATGTTTCCCTTCTTCATCAACATCACCCCACATTGCATCAACATATCCAACTAATACATAATTCTTTCCATTTCGATTCACAACTGTTGTTACAGTCTTTTCAATTAACATCTTCTTATCAATAGGTACGAACGTATTAAAGTAGTTCTCTAGGTTATCTAGGTATCCATTCTGTACATTCTCACTCATGAATCTGTATTCTGGGTAGAACAATAACCAATCATTTATAATAGACTTATATTTTGTCGGTAATTCCTCTTTAGTAATCTCTCCCTCATAATACGACTGAATCAAGTCATGCATCCACGTACCAAATATTGTATATACATTTGATGTATCTACCTTTAAATCTTTCTCAAGATAAATAATACGATATGCCCATGGATGTTCTGTAAATGTACTCATCTTACTATAAGACAAGATTGTATCTACATTGTACTTTTTCTTTAGTTCTTCACGTTCCTCATATGTCATTCTAGCCAAAATCAATTACCCCTTCCTCTGCTGGTTTTCTATACTCCAGCAATACCTTATAAACAGTATACCCTTTATCGACAGGGCTGTCTTTCTCTCCTAATAGTTTATTGAATACATCATAGCAAAAGCTAACTTTCCTAAACCTTTGTAGTGGTTCAATAGACTTCATTAGCATTTCTACTTCACTCTTATTATGCCATATATCGTTATCATATGCAATAACAATTTCTGTATCTACATCTGTATTATTAACAATGAATTTGATTTGTTGCATAGATAAGCTATGCCCACCAACAGCAACACCAATACCTTTTCCGTCAGTAAATGATGCTTGTTTCAGAACACTCTTTTCGCCCTCATATATAATCATCATCTTTTGCTCTTTGATATTATCTTTATTTTGTGCGTAACCATATAGGTTTAAGTGTTTCTTATAACCATTAATAAAGTTCCAATACTTAGGTACTCCTAATGCCTTAGCTACGTTATCATCAATACCTGTGATACGTCCTTGAATACCTACAATCTTATCTGTTTCATTCCAATCATAATGAGGGAATATTATACGTTCATCTTTAAGTGAATAACCAATATTAAATTGCTTGATGACCTTGGGGGATATACCCTCTTGTATAACATCAACAGTAGGCAACATAACATAGTCCATTAAAATGTTTTCATTGTACAGCTTGTTGCCTTTTGGCTCTGATGTCTTACGTTTACGATACTTCTTCAATAAATCAATTGTAGCATTACTTTTAACTTCTCTAGGTTTTGAATTGCTAAACCCCATAATTGTTCCCACAAGTGAGAACACATCTTTTTGTTTACGTCCGCTAAATTCTGAAATAATGGAGAAAATATCTCCTTTAAAGTTAGCTCTACTAAATACTACACCGTATAGATTCTCATCTGTAAAGATTGAACATGAGGTGGGATTATCTCCGTCTGGTAATGCACATCTAATCTCTCCCTCTTTAGGATAGTTAAAAGAATGAAAACCAAAGTATGATAATACCTTTTCAATTCTACTATTATCTTCGGATATATATTTCTTTAACCCTTTTAAATCCACATACCAGCGCCCCTATCTACTCTCCCTCGATTTGAGTTACACCTACATCTTTAACCATGTTATAAGCCTTATCTGTTCTAAGTACAATCTCTCCACTTGTTGAGCCAGCACGGTTTTTAACAAGGAATAATAGCATGTAATCTCTATCTTCATTTAGCTTTACTGTACTTCCTTCTTCATTCTTAACTACAATACCACCAGAATCTGACTTCTTCTCCTCTGGATATAAGTTTCTAGCTAAGATAACTGTACTCGCAACGTCAACGATATTCTTACTAATACCTAGTGATTCCATGGTTAAACGTTTTGTATTCTGTTTGTTTAACTGGTAGGTTAGTAAGATGTGTGAGTTTCTGTTACCTTCCTTAATTGTATTATATAGCTTAACAGATGATTGTTGTAATGCAAGCCATGAGTTGTTCATGTCTGTACCGCTACCAATATCGTTATCCAACTTCAATGTATCTAGTATGTAGTATCGAATATCATGTTTACTACTGTACTTCTTAATCAACTCAATTGATTTATCCATACTGAATGTCGTTAAGTTTACGAACATAACTAACTCATCTTCAATCATTTCGTTAAACATTTCTTCTGCTTCACGCAACATTTCCCATTCTTTATCAGTGAATCCACCTTCAAAGAATCGACCTTTACTAAATCTACTATCTTTATTAGCAATCTTCTCATTGATGATTTGAGTAATAATTTCACGTTGCCATTTTGCCATATCTTCCTCGTTACAGATAATCAATACAGGCTCTCTATATTCAATCAGAGTAGGTAGCATCAGCATTGTGGTTAAGAATGACTTACCTTCACCAGATTTAGCCGCTAGGATTGTCATCTCACCTCTACGCATACCGTGTGTAGCCTTAGTTAGTAGCTTAGAACGGTATGGATAGCCACGCATAACACCTTTGTCAGCTTGTACTAACATGTCATGTAAACCACTCTTAATATCAACAACTCTATCATTTCCCAATTCTGAATTAGCGAATACATCACTTGTAATAGCTGTGATATAATCCTTTAACTCATTGTAGTTCATATGAGTAATCTCATCCCAGTTCTTACTTACATCAAATCCACTACGATATAAGTTGTCAATGGCGCTAAACTTTAGTACATTGTAATATTGCTGTTCAATGTTGTCTGGCTCAATAACATCTTTAAGCAATGTAATTGTATCATATCCACCCCAGTCCTCATATAGCTGTTGTGTTTTAGCTCTTTGGTTACCAATAAACTCATCAACAGATAACATATCTAATACTTCATAGCCAGAATCAATCATTTTCTTAGCCATCATAAAGTAGAACCAAAACTCTGTACCCTTCTTAAAGTGTGAAACCTCTAATGGATAACGCTTGTATAAATCTACATCAGAATAAACAGATGCTACATACATTGATTCCGCCAATTGTCGTCTGCTTTCAATTTCCTTTTCAAAATCAGTATTGTTAATTGCTTTTTCTGCCAAATCTATTGCCCCCTAAAATAAGTCATCATACCAATCTTCTGATGATTTGTCATTTTCTTCTTCTTTAAATAGTTGTGAAACTCTCGAACGCTCACGACCACCTTCGTTTTTCTTGATAAATTTCTCATCAAGAACTTTAGCTTTAACGCCATCTAACTTCATCTTGTTCTCTTTATTGCGATTTAACTTCTTAGATACAGAGTTAATATTCTCCGCAATAATATTCATTATAAAGTTAATCAGATGCTTGTCGTCATTCACAGTAAACTGTCTAAGTCTAGCCTTAATTCCAGCTTCACAGAATACAAGTGTAACATATATTTCCTCATATGTATACCCTGTTTTTCTCCACTTTACATTTTTACCATTCGGTACAAACGTTCCAGCATACATACCTCTGATTCGCATGACTGCATATTGACCACCGATTTTCTTACCTTCATCATCAATTTCAAGGTACTCATATAACTTATCACACGCTTTATGAAACCAGTAATCTGATTCTTTAGATGCAATCTCATCATCTAATAGTTCTGCCATTTCCTTTTCACACCAATGGTGAAACTTACGAGTAACATATTGAACACCGCCCTTTGAATGTAAAGGAATTTCTTTTTCTACCTCATCTTGTCTTTCAATATACTTACCGCAATAGTAGCATATATTCATTCCAATGCCCTCCTTATGTGTTTCTATAAGCATTATACCATATAAAAAAGAAAAACACAAGAACTTAATCATGTGTTTTTCTGGTTGTTACATTTTTACTTGTCTAATATCAAACTCACGTTCTGGGTAGAATAAAATCAATACTTGACTTCGAGTTGAACTCTTACCAATCTTTTCAGAATAACTATCAGACCCTTTGATTGAACCTGTAATAACTTGGTACTTATCATTTCCTACCTCTGTTACCTTGTAGCTATGATAGTGTCCACCTAATAGAATGTCTAGGTCTGTATTATGATTAACTGATGTTGTAGCTAATGTTGTTTCATTCTTCAATTGGTGTCTATGTCCGTGAACGCACATGATATTCGTTCCGTCAATATTCATAATCTTATGATGAGGGCTATCCCCGTCAATGATTTCAACAACATCACTATTCTCAAAAGTTAAGGACATAATTTCTCTATGAACTTCTGTCCATGTTTCACCGTCAACTGATAACTTATAGTTAGCATTTGTTCGAGAATGATTACCGTCAATAGAAAAGTATTTAATTCTAAAGTAATCTGATAACTTATTAACGAACTTGATAATTAACTTAGTCACTCCTACAATCTGTTTAGCTGAACTCTGTTGAGTTTCAACACGACTACCTTCTCCATGTAGATAGTTCTCGATTTCATCTCCCAATTGAGCGATAACCAATTCTTCTACACCAGCAATACCACACTCATGAATTAGCTTGTCAGCATACTTGTCTAGCAATGGTTCTAATTCTTCTGTTGTATAGTTGTTCTTGCCTTCATATCCATAATGAATATCTGATAAGGTTGCTAATGCTACGTTACCGCTACTTGGAATGTATTTGCCCTTATTAAGCTCAATACTGCCCCAGTCTGACTCTTTAATAGACTCACTTAGAATATCAAGCAATACAACATCTCGTGTCATCTCACGCTTTAATCGGCTTAATTTAAGAAAATCATCTTGTGCTTCACGTTTATGAAAATACAATTGACCGATTTCTTCTTTGATAGAATTCAAAGTTCCTTGTGATGCTAATTCAGCAAATTTAGCTTTCTCTGGTAGCTCCCCTACCTTAGCACGTTCACGTTTAATTAACTGACGATAAGATTCGGTTGTAGAGGAATCAAAATATCCCTCTACCTCCATCATCTCTTTGTGTTTCTTCCAACTTACTTTGCGTGAAGGACTAAGCTTACTCAATTCATTGTAAATCTTAATCGCTGTTTCAATATGGTCTTGACCAACTTCTACTGTAATATCTCCAATATCTGTATACTGCAAACTCTACTCTCTCCTTAATTAATAAGTACGCCCCCGCTATACTATTTACTTAGAATACTTATCTAAAATTTCTGATAATTTATTTTGTTGATTCTTAGTTAAATCGTTTGCACTTGTAATCTTCGCTTTAGATAAGTCAGCTTTCAACTTCTCTTTACCCTCTGCATCTAAGCTACGAGATACTTCTGCTAAACGTTCACCTAAAGTTTTATCTTGTAAAGCTTGCTCTGCTTCATAAGCATCTGTATCTTTGTCAGATTGACCTGTATAGTCTGTACCTAATACCTTAGAAGATTTTCCTGTTAAGCTTTCTTTCCAAGAATCATAAGAAGGATTCTCGATTACTGTACCTACCTTGTAAGTCTTGGTACGGTCTTTCTCAACACGACCCTTGAATACTGTTTCACCTTTTGCATTTGTTTCTGTGAATAAGTACAATACAACATCATAGTCAAACTTAGCTTTCTTATCCATGTCTGGAATGATACCAATTAAGTTTTGGTTTTGGTCTTTAACTTCTTTCGCTTGTGCAATATCAATAATGTTTACACCTTTAGATGATAAGTCAATCTTAGTGTTTTGTTGTTGCTTAGTGATACGACCAATTGTACCCCATGAGCGCATAGATGTTGCCGTATCTAACTCTGCATCTGAGCCTAATTTCTTCTTAGCACGTTTGATGTCGATTTCTGTTACTGAGTTGATTAAGTTTTCACGGAATTTTGTAGCTGAATCTGTGATAAACGTTTCAATACCTAAATCTTCATGTTCTTCTAATAATTCTTCTAGTACCTCATTTAACTCATTGTATGATTGTGTATTTGAGATTGCGACTAAGTTCTTACCTTCTTCTTGTCCTTCATAGAATGATGCACCTAATTCAGCATCAAGCATAGCAATTTTAGGGAATGATAAAGCAAATACTGTTTTACCTACACCAGAGAATCCATAAGCTAAGAATTTTACACCTGTTTTGTATTGTTGTGGTTTACGAAAAATAGACAATTAAATCTCTCCTTTTTAAAAATCAAGCTACCTACCAGTTATCCACCAGTAGGTGCTATTAGTTACCTTACATCATTATTATAACATTAACCGAATAAATCTCCAAAGATTTCGTTATCATCATCAGTTAAATCTGAAGCTTTTGTGGTTGTTTCTGTTGTTGTTTCTTCTACAAAGTCATCATCATCTTCTACTGTATCAGATAACTTATCAGCTTCTACTTCTGGGAATACTAAGTCATCAAAGGTGTATAAGTCTTTTAATACTGCTTTATGTTCAGCATTTTCGCCTTCTCCAACTGTTTGTAAATTAACCTTAGTGAAGATTAACTCACTTGTACGTGCACCACGAACAACTAATTGACTACGTAACTCTTCTTCTGTTGCCATTCCAATTGCAATAAGTTCTTTTGCATCATCTGATAATTCAATATCTCCAACATTACCTGTTTCGAATCCTTCGTTGATACGTAACTGTACATCTAATACGTTTACTGACTCTCCAGACACTTTCAAGAACGCTTTAATGAATTTACCCATCTTGTCCTTCTCTTCATCTGTCTTAGCAATAATGTAGAATGGTTGACGAATACTTGCTACTTTCTTAAATTGCTCATATCCATTAGATGTTGGTAATTGGCTAAAGTAGTAATTAATTAATCCATTAACTCGAACCTTACCGTCATTCTCTAATTCTTTCTTCCAGTTCTTATCTAAAGCTGATTCATCAATTAGATATGTAGACTGTTGTGAAGCTTGGTGTTCACGGTTTAATACTTGTTCTCCATCTTCATTCTCATGTGTTTCGTTTAAGCGAACTCGTGAGATTTCATAACGTTTGTAGATACGCATATCTCCATGCTCATCAGCTTTACCTAAACTGTATGTTGCACGACCATTAACGACTACTTCCATGTCGTGTTTTAAGTTGTCTTGTAGATACTCAACAAAGTCAATGTCATCTAAGAATCTACGTTCGATAAGGTTTCCGCCCTCATCCTTTTCAATTTGAGCATATCGGAAATTTGATGGAATCAATGTATCTAAGATTGTTTCATTGTTCTTATCTTCAAAAGGAATTTGAACACCTTTACGTGTTTCTTTATTCATACCATAAAGCACACCTTTACTTAAAGAACGTCCACCCCAAATGTTAGGATAAATAATGTTTCCTTCTTCTACTTCCAAACCAAATCCTGTATTAACTCCTAACCAAGATGAACCTGGTTTTTGTTCTGCACCTTTTAGTGAGTTATCATTAATTTTAACCTTACCTACCAAGTAAAAGTTGTTACGACCTGTTGTCAATTCTGCCATTATTATATTCTCTCCCTCTTTTATAAAACTTCTTGTTCAGCTACATCATTTGTGTAAAGGATTCTAAAATCAGCATCATCTAATTGTGAGTGTTCAGAATCAATTACAATATCAATATCTTCATCAATGATATAATTTAGATAGTTAGCAATAGCTTCACTATCAACAAAAATAGCATCAACCGAATCAATATCATCACGTTCATTAAAGCCATCTAGTGTTGATGTAATCTTATGAACTACATCAAATTCACTTTCATCTAATTGGTTAAACAATTCTCCAATGTCTAACTCATTATTTTCTTCAATGATTTCATCTAGCTCTTGTGAAACTGTTTCATCATCATTGTAAGAAAAATCTTCTTCTGCTCCTTCAACTTGCTCATCATCAGCAACAACCTGTTCTGGTTCTCCACCTTCTGCCTGTTGTTCATACCCTTGCTCACCACTATTATCCTCTGTAATCTCAGCATAACTAACTGATACATTAGGATATTTAGCTTTGATTGAGTTCAAGATGTTCTCTCCAATAGAAGATACTAGTTCTTGTTCATTTGTTGCCCCTACTGCAAGCATTGCTCCATACTTCTGGTCATCTGTCATCATTGTTTCTAAATCAATTGTAAGGACAGTTGACAATACATATTTATTCATATAATCCCCCTTTGTTTAACTATTATAACACATGTGATAAAGAATTACAAGCATTATATTGATTTATTTTTCATTATTTTCTGAAAGTGTTTTATCCAATGCCATATTCAAAAGTTTAATATTCTCTAAACCTTCTTCGAGGATTGAAGATAACATTGTTAGTAATAAATTCAATTCGTAATCTGTAAATGTAGTTGTATCTGGTCTTAAGTAGGTAAGAATATCATTAACCTTATCTTGAACGTAGTCGGTATACCCATTTTGTGTAAAGGTATTTCCAAAATCATTGATAGGTTTCTCAATTAATTCTTTTAAATCTTGAATATCTTGTTCTACTTCTTCGTAAGTCTTGTCCAAGCTTCATCACCTCCCTTCAATAATACTTATTATATACTATGTAAGACATAAAGTCAAACATTATTTTAACATTTTTTCATTTTTTGCCGCAATATATAATGAACTTAAAGTATCTGGTCTTGATTCAATCAGTTTAAGTAATTCTTCCTTACTCAAATCTTGTAAGTCATCAATAGTTGCTTGCTTACCAGATAAGATATAAGAACCTTGTTTCTCAAGCTCATCACTATCATCTAAGTATGAGATAGTTGTATCAACTGATTCGTGGTTCATAAATCTTTGTGTCAATACCAAGTCTTTTGTTTGGCTGTATAGTTTTGTTGCAGTATATCTACGTAAGCTATGTGGTGTAATCTTTCTAGCTTCTGGTCTTTCTTTAGAAAAGTCATTCATTAATCGAGAAAAGTTTTGTTGTGATACTCCATGGAATAATTCTTCTTTATCGTTACCATTATATAAATTTTCTTTTAAATGATTATAGAACTCATCTGTTACTGGGTTCTTACTTACCTTGTTACCTTTACCAGTTACATAGATTACCCATGAGCTGAACCCTTTTGAGTCTGATTCATATACAACATCTTCCCAAGTTACCTTAAATGATTCAGCAATACGAGAACCAGTTGTAATCATAAAGTCTACTAACATACTGTAATGTAATCCTTTGAATTGATTATCTTTAAATCTATCATTCACTAACCAGTCTTTAAATTCTTCAATGTCTTGAATTGATGCTTTGTTAAAGTGTTCTGTATCATTCTTCAACGACTTACTTGTTGACTTGAATGATGTATTAATAATTGCATCCATATTAATATCATCAAACACTCTATTAATATTAAGTTGGTCTAATAACATTGTAACAATCTTTACCTTATACTTAATAGTAGATTGTTTCAATCCTTTATTAATAAAATAACCTAAGTAATTCTTTTTAACATTGGCTGGTAATAGCTTTTTCATGTCCTCATCATTTACTTCGCTAACATCTTTATCAAACATTACCTTAAAAAATTCTCTTGCGTTTGATTCATAGCTTGTCTTGGTTGATTTCGAGTTTGTTGTTTCTAACCATGTGTTGTAAACTTCTTGTACGTTCATTTGTAAAATCCCCATTTCATAAATTTATTCGTTTCTGATTTACTACTTATATAGTAGCATATTTTTTCAGAATAGTCAACATAAAAAGGGAAGAAAATGCCCCTCCCTTTATCATTTTACATATAAATTCTTTTTATTTCTGCCAATATAGAAAATTTCCTTCCAGCTCGGAATATATAAAAATTCTTTTCACGTAAATATGTGCTACTTGGTTAGTCGGATAAAGAATACCGACATAAACAAATCTGCTAACTCTGGTGACTTGCGCTCTGTGATTGTTTCCCACGTTGCTGAATCGCTGATTAGATTTAGTGTGTCCTTAATTGCATACACGTTAAACTTATTCTCTTTAAGTTGTGGTAAATATTTCTCATAAACATAATCACTAGATTCATTAAAGAAAACCTCCCTAGCAATCTCATACCCTAAATCTGTAATCTCATTATTCTTAAGCAACATTG